CCAAACCAAGGATTTTGGTTTTGCCATGCACGAGCTTTGGGATCAATCGCGTTTTCTTGCGCGGGTTGACTAGTTTGTACTACATTTTCCTGTTCTTGTAAAGCAGGCTTGAATCTGTTAACCTTATCAGAATTCATCTTGACTGTCGTCAACTCTTCTTGCGCGGCTACTAGTGCATCAGGATCTCCAGATGTATAGGCGTCCTTGTACTTCTGTCTAGCTTTCTCAAGCTGGTTCTCAACAACCTGTTTTGCTTGCTCGAGTAGTACTTCTTGATTCGTATTAAGCGAACCTTTAAGCTTTTTGTTTTCTTCTACAATTGAATGTGCCAATCGTAGAGCCTCATCTTTTTCACGGAAGGCTGCTTCTTTTGCACGTCTTTCATCATGGTATCCCCTTCCTAAATGGGCCAATCTTTCCTTCAAACGCTTATCAGAATACTTGTTTAACTCTTCTTCTGTTACTTCGTCTGGAGGAGTTGCAGGCTCCATTCCTTTGTCTTCAGGGGGCGTGTCGTCAACGATTTCTATCTCAATATCGTTGCTTTCATCTTTAAAATCTGTTGTTTTTTCGTCAGGAAATTTATAATCATCTTTGTATTCAGCCATTATTTACTCCTTATGCTGCACGAGAAATGCCGCGGGGATCTTGTACAACAGCTTCAACAGAGTCATCATTAATGATCCTGAATTCTTTGCCGTGTATTTTGAGTCGCGTCCCAGTATTGGGTCTAACAATTACAAAATCTCCAACTTTACAAGATGGCCCAGAAGGGAATCTTGTTGGATCTTTGTATGCATCGGGGCCAAGCTTTACTACAAATAATACTGGGGTCAGTACTTCTTCATAGTGCATAGATTGGCTAGACTTTATCAACCCACTTTCATACTCTTCATTGATCTCTGGTAAGACCGTGAGGATCTGAAATCTAACTGGTTCGGGCAATTGCTTTGCCTTCTCTTCAGCCGTCTCGGGAAGTACAGTCGCTGTTGCACCGTCTTGGCTTACGAGTAATTCGCTCATTCGTTATCACTTTCTAGTCGTTGTTCAAGGTCTTGGATTGTTAAATTGGCAGAGTCAAGACCTCTAATAACCCCCACCAATTCTCGATACTCAGCGTAGTCTTTAGCTCCGCCGCTTATCAATTTATCTACCGCTTGTACACGGTACTCATTGTTATTTTTTTTCAGTAGTTCTAAATGCGTCATACGTTGCCTTTAGGCTTATTAGCCATCTGTTGTCTAGCCATCTCCATCTGAGCTTTAGTTTTCTCCGCTTGAGACACAAGGTCAGTCACATGTTTTTGCCTACCATGCTTTAACTGCTGTTGCTGTGCCTGTGCGTTCTGCATCAAGCTCATCTGATGTTGTTGAGCCGTTTGTTGCAGTCCTTGCTGATGTTGCTCCTGCGCGTGGTTCATCTGCTGATGAGCTTTAGCCATCTCTACCGCATGACGCTGACGCATTATTTCAGGATTCTCACCCTGCTGTTTACTCTGCATTTCTTGAGCCTTGAGCTGAATCTCCTGGGCTTTAAGTGCCAAGTCACCATCAACCTTTTTAGCTTTTGTCTGAGCATCTTGTTGTTTGATCTGCAACTCTTGCTGCTGCATCTGAATGATCGGATCCTGCGCTTGTTGCTGAGCTTTCTGTTGTTGAGCGTTAGCCAAATTAAGTTGTAACAACTGTGTTGATGCCTGCGCCACCAATTGAGACAGCTGAACCTCTGCCTCCTCGGGGAGCTGCTGGTCGGGTGCAGGTAGTGGCATGCCCATCTGATCCTGAATCTTCTGTCTGTATAGAAACGCCAAGTGAGACGCAATGTGCGCTTGAACGGCTGACGACATCTGCTGCGCCATTGGGTTCTGCCCCATCTGCTGTGCAATCATCGGGTCTTGCAAGAATGTTGTATGTACCGCAATGTGTGCATCGTGATCCTGATAGATAAATGCCTTGTTGGGAGAACCATTGAGGAATCCCATGTTCTCACTAATCGGATCTTTCGGTATCTGATCGTCTTCTATCGGTACAAGCTTCTCCGCATTCGGTATACCCAACACCTCAATCATCTGACGATGCAACTGTGGTAAGTTATAAATCTGAGGAGCTTGTGTAGACAACTGCATCACCGCTTGGTACTGCATAATCCGCTGTGCCATCGTGGACGTATTCGGATCACTGACAGGTATGACTTCTACCATGTCGTAGTCTTCACGTTTAGCCGACTTCTTACCATCTACTGGCTCGTAGTCATACTGGCTGGGGGTGTGATCTCTGATGATTTCCTTGAGTAATTTAAACTCTTCCTTCATCGAGTTGTGTACCCGTGCTTGCACCGCACCCATTACTTTTAACTGTCTCTCTAAGAGAGCTAGTGTCGTACCCACAGGAGCCTGAGCCGACATATCACTGACCTTCATGTCAGCGATTGATCCAAGTCTTCTGGCCTCGTCTGTGATCTGATTCAACAACGCCAACAGAACTTGTGATGGTTCTTTGTATGGCAAGGTCATGATGTTATCTTTGATCGCTCCGCTTGGAACGTCCACATCTCTAAACTCTCCTGGAGCTATCGGCGTATCGTCACCCTTGACTCTAAGTCCTCTGGACTTCAACCCGCCTGGCAAATTACTGAGCGTACCTGCATCAACCAACTGCCTTATCAGCGCCGTGCCCGCGCGAGCGTATCCACCAATGATGTGGATCAAGCCCATGCCATACGCGCCAAAGCCTGGGATGTAACAATAATCTATGAAGTGATTTCTCTTTTGTTTAAACTCGCCTTTAGCTTCTTTATTGTCATTCTCATAAATTGACAAGACCTTGTTAGTCCCTCTTTCAATCGTAATGATATAAGGCTCCGCGACCTCCTCGTCTTCTTCTCTATCGCTCTTGTCAAGTATCCAATCTACCTGCACCTCAAGCACTTGATAACGCTCATCGTCTGACAGCGAATACCCTTGTTCTTCTGCTTTCTTCTTCTCTACATCCGTGTGAATCTGTACAGGCTCTCCCAAATCTATATCTCTATAGAACCCAGCGGCTTGCAGCTTCTTGATGTCATTCTTTGTCTTTCTCATCACATGAGTCACGCGCTCTGCGGTTCTCACGCCACTTGACCCGTAAGGAATAATTACATCCTCCGCAGGAACAAACATCGCAACTTGTCTACCCAGACCTGGATCAAAATACACCTTCTTAAATGCTGATCCAGCCAGTCCCAAATTAAACAAAAGTCTCTCATGCTCTGGTCTGTACTCAGGCATGACTTCAGTCAGCTCATAGTTCATGTCATCTTGAACTCGTTTGGCTGCTTGCTCTTTCAGCTTATCAATTGCACCAATGATCTCGGTCTTGACTGGCCCTGCTGGAGGGAATGTCTCCATAATTGACTCAGCCTGGAATCTGATCGCAGCTTCTGTCAATACCGTTGAATATACGCCGCATGCTCCGTTCCAAGGCTCAGTTCTTTCCTCATATCTAAGCCCCAAAACCTCTAAACCCTTGACATATGCCTCAACCCAGTCTTTTCTAGAGGAAATATCAGCATCTACAAGCCCTACTAGCTCACTCGCTATGCTCGTTAACTCACTCTCATCCATGTCTTCTGCGAGGTTTTTACTGGTTTTTTCACCCATTTCAGCCTCTAAAATGACCTCAACTGAGCCATCTGCTAGGGTCGGATCCTCTTCTGAGGTTATTTCTATCTGTAAATCTGGCTCTTCACCTAATAAATCAGGCATTAATTGAGAGTAGAGAGACTTGTCCATATTTGTTGCCATGATGTATCCTTAGTAATACGCTTTACTTCTGTGTTTAAAATAGTGAATTTCCTCGGGTTCATCGCTTGGGAGCCTGATAAACCCACCTTGTCTGAATCTCAACAGGGCTTGAGTGGTCGAATCCACCAAGTCATCGTTTGTTCCGCTAGGAAAGTCATTGCATTCCTCCATAACTTCCTTCGCCCACCGTCTGTCGGGGGCCCAAACAATACCTGATCTAAAAAGATCCGATACAGCATTCACCCTAGAGATCTTATCTTGTCCTTTACCTGGTGTAAACTCACCTACGGGCACGCCCATACGCCTAAACTCTTGATAAAGAGCCGACCCATTGGACTTTTTTTCCACAACAAACGCATCTGGCTCCCATTCCTTGTACTCTTCAAGCACCATCTGCTTTAATTCAGGGAATTCCATCCGTTTTTTGATCGAATTCAACAAAATTATGTTGAAATTGTTCGATTCCTCGTTAAAAAACACGCCCCAAGTCGTTAGAGCGTTAAAGTCAGCCCGATTTGTGGCTTCTTGAGCCGCATCCAAGCTCATAATTGTGAATTCACAGTTAGGTGGGTCTTCTTTCTCCCAGATTTTCCACCATTCCCTCTTAATTAGAGCACCTTCCTCTGATACGGGGTTCTGCATGTACTGGGCTTGCCAGTATCTAGGATCCATACCTGCTTTTTTAGACAGTAATTCCTCTAGTTGCCAGAAATCTCCCCACAAGGGCTTATCATTTAATATGGCAGGGAACTCTACAACCTCCCAAGGGTCTACATCTTCCTCCCTCTCCATCTGACTAATGATCTGACCTGTTAAATCCAGCTTCGACCAACGTGTCATCACAACAATAATTGCACCACCTGGCATAAGACGCTGCAAAGGGCCAGATTGAAACCACTCCCAAGCAGGAAGGAATACATCGGGTCGTCCTGTCTTAGCTTCCTGTTCTGAATGTGGATCATCAATAATAAAAAGATCAGCACCCCGCCCAGCAAGAGC